TTTCACATTACGAGGATCACGCATGGCAAGCTTATCTGCTTTGCCTTTACATACTAAAATTTTTTCTAAAAGACTTTTCTTATACAACTTTAATCTGATGAAAGTAAGCCCAATAGGTATCACCACTATCAGTTTTATAATCAATAGCACCTAAGTATTCCAATTCAGTATCATATTCTTTTACATTGACACCTAACTCACCAGCAGGATCAGATTTAGAAAGACCAATAGATATACCTGTAATCATTCCTCCTCTACCAAGAAGTGATCCATCATTAACACCAACTTTGTCGCCAACTTTAATTATCATTACGCAACCTCCTTTACGTCAATAAGATTAAGAGGAACTGCATATCTCATGCCGTTGTTCATATTCTTAACAGCACATCTGGTTTTCATAACCTTTTCTACTGTGCCTAACCAGTATTCAAATCTACCAGACACGCCAACCTTAGAACCTACTGTGATAGCAGATTTAATTTTTTGACCGTCAGATTTTCTACGTGCTTTTAAAGCAGCAACTATAACTTTTTCATAGTTAGGTCCAAAGTCATCAGTTTTAATAAATGTTAATACGTCATTCAAAGTAGTCATAATATAGTCCTTTCTAATTATTGTAGTAAACCTTCTTCAGCAAATTCAGACCAAACCCCTTGGTCATCAGTTACTTCTTGTGATTGTTTATCAGAATATAACTTGGTGATGATATTGTCATATTCTATTTTAAGAGTATGGTTAACATCAACGTCACGGATTGATTTAACATATTCAATCTTTTCGTCATATGTTTTACAGTTTGCAAACTCAGCAAACATTTCGTTTTTAGTAGGTATAGTCATAATGTGCCTTTCTTTGTTCATATATAAATATATCATATACGGATACCCCTTGAAAGTCAAGGATTATTCGGCATATATTGAAAATTAAAAGTGTTATTTTTCAATGATTTAACTAGGGTGCGACAATCCTGACCAACTATGTTCTGGGTTTGTTCGCATATGAAATGGAGATTTTATGGGATTTTTTAGTAATCTATGGAAGAATTGGGGTAAGAGTGAGAACGTATTACCACCAAAAGAAACAAAGAAAAAAAAGGTAGTCAAAAAGAAAAAGAAGACTACAAAGAAAAAAGGAAAAAAATAATGGAATGTAAAAACTGTGGACACGGTTGTCATTGCTCTCACGGATCGTCTTGTCAATCTTGTGAATGTGCAAACTGTGAGCATTAGATGGCACAACGAGGAATAAAAGTAGTCGCATATTCTAGAGGACCAAAGAAACGTACATCTATTGGGGATAGTTCTAGGTCAAGACCAAAGAACAAACATACAAGAAGACAACACAAAAGAAGTGTAGGGCAAGGTAGATAATGCCTGCTGTTACTAGAGTAGGATTAGATAAACATGTAGGTCACGCAAGTCCTACTCCTAACCCTTTTCATCAAACAGCATATGCAAGTGGTTCGCCTAATGTCAATACTAATAGTGCGGCAACTGTACGCATAGGTGATAGTACATCTTGTGGTGATCCTGCGACTGGTGGGTCAACTACTGTGTTTGTCAATGGTAAGGGTGTGCATAGACAAGGTGACGCAACAGGTGGTCATGGGTCTTGGATACCTAATGCATCTGCCTCAGGTTCTTCTAATGTTTTTGCGGGATAACATGATAAATAGTTATCATGGCAATACTACAATCAGGATATACAGACGCTTCTCGTACCAACGCAAGTTCTAGGTCAACTAGACTTTATAGAGATGTCGCATTATCATTTGAGACAAATGCAGCAACTAAAGATGTTATTGTTAAAAAAGATGTTGACGCAGTAAAACAGTCTGTAAAAAATCTCATACTCACAAATCATTTTGAGAGACCTTTTCATCCTGAGATAGGTTCTGGTATAACAAATCTTTTATTTGAACCACTAGATCCAATCACAGCAAATTCATTGTCTAGAGTTATAGGAGAAGTTATAACTAACTTTGAACCTAGAGCACAAGTAGTATCTGTTGACGCAAGACCAAATGCAGAGGCAAACTCTTACGAGGTAACAATTGATTTTAGAGTAATCAATGTGCCTGGTGAATTAGTAAGTCTCACAACCATGTTAGAAAGAAGTAGATAGAATGGCAAAAAGATTAGAAGTAACAGATTTAGATTTTGAAAATATAAAAAATAATCTTAAAACATTTTTAAAACAACAAGACCAATTAACTGATTATGATTTTGAAGGTTCTACACTATCTACGTTATTAGATGTTCTAGCATATAACACACACTATAATGCTGTGTATGCAAATGTGCTTGCCAACGAAATGTTTTTAGATAGTGCTGATTTAAGAAACAGTATTGTATCACATGCCAAACATGTTGGATACACACCAAGAAGTGCAACATCACCTGTTGCCTTTTTAAATGTTGTGGTTAACAATGCAACAGGTTCTACACTAACTGCTGCTCGTGGTACAACTTTCACAACGTCAGTAGATGGAACAACTTATAACTACATTGTAAAAGACGCTACAACAATCACACCAGCCGATGGTGTTTATACCTTTTCTAATTTACCAGTTTATGAAGGCACGCTTGTTAATAACAAGTATACCGTAGATACTACAAATGCTGACCAAAGATTTTTAATTAAAAATAATTTATCAGATACAACTACTTTAAAAGTTACAGTACAAAATAGTTCAACTGATTCCACATCAAGCACATATACTCTTGCTAGTGATTTAGCAGATGTTACCTCATCATCAAAAGTTTATTATCTAGAAGGTGCTGAGGATTCACAATATGAAGTTAAGTTTGGTGATGGTGTTCTTGGTGCAGCTTTATCAACAGGTAACATAGTTACTTTATCTTATATCGTAACAAGTGCTGAAGAAAGTAATGGTGCTAGTTCATTTAGTTTATCAGGCAACATAGGTGGATTTTCAGATGTAACAATTACTACGGCAACTAATTCAGCGAATGGTGCTCAACCAGAGACACCTGACAGTATTCGTTTTAACGCACCAAAACAATATGCTTCACAAAATAGAACAGTTACAACAAATGATTATGCAAGTAAAGTAAAACAAATTTATACTAATGCAAAATCTGTTTCTGTTTGGGGTGGTGAAGATAATGATACACCTGTTTATGGTCGAGTATATATTTCAATCAATCCTGTTGCAGGTGCAACATTAACAGAAGCAACTAAAACAGATATCATATCACAATTAAAAGATTTTAACGTAGCAAGTATAACACCAATCATACAAGATCCAGAAACAACATCTTTACAATTAAATGTAAATGTTAAGTATGACGCTAAGTCAACAACTAAAACTAGTGATAGTATTAAGGCTTTAGTAAATTCAGCGATAACAACATTCAATACAAATAATCTAGGACAGTTTGATGGTTTATTTAGACACTCTAAATTTATTGAAACAATAAACAAAGTAGACACAGCAATACTATCTAATATTACAACAGTTAAAATGCATAAATCATTTACTGCTACAACTACAGGTGCAACAACTTATACAATCAAATATAATAATGCATTTTATAATCCACATAGTGAACATAATAAAAGTGGTGGTGGTATATTAACATCATCTGGATTTAAGATAAATGGTGATACAACCAATGAATATTTTTTAGATGAAGATGGTGCAGGTAATGTAAGATTATATTATCTAGTAGGTCAAGTAAGAACATACACAAATAATACTCAAGGCACAATTGACTACACTAACGGAACGATAACATTAAACTCTTTATTCGTTACAGAGGTTTCAAATGTAGATGGTGCCACATCAACCGCTGTTAGATTAACCGTCATACCAAATTCAGTAGATGTCATACCTGTAAGAAATCAGATAATAGAAATTGATGAAACTAATACAACCGTAACTGTATCTGCTGATGATTACGATACAACATCAGGTATAGGTTACACAGCAGCAACAAGTTATGCTTCGTAATCTATGGCAAAGTTTACAAAAAATTTAAACCCACTAGTAAGTAGGCAATTTCCACAACACATACAAGCTAATAATCCATTACTGGTTGAGTTTGTCAAGCAGTATTATCGTTATATGGATTCTGCTCAAATTACACTATCAAGTGTAACCGCTAGTGACCAAATACTTTTAGAAACAGGAACGGAAAATTTTCTTGCCTTAGATGGAACAGATCCAAAAGGTAGTAACGAAAATGATTACATACTAAACGAAGAAGGTTCAGTAGGTGAATTTAGTAAAGGTGAAACAATCACAGGTGTCACTTCTGGTGAGACCGCAACTATACTTGCTGAGGATACAGACAATTTACAATTATATATATCTGCAAATACAAAGTTTGTAACAGGAGAGACGATTACAGGCGGCACGTCAGGTGCTCAAGGAGTTATATCAAAATATAGGGCAAACCCTAATGTTCCT